TCATATCTACCTAACGTATAAGTTATGCTTTCCCCAAATGTTTCTTGTGTAGTCTTTTGCTGTAAGTTGTGTTTAGCATCAGCTCCATTATGAATTGTAATGCTTTTTATCTGTGCATCTGTAAAGTTTGCTGTGTGTCCAAATATAGCTTGTAGTGGATGTGGTTGCGGAACGTAATAGTGCATAAGCCTATTGTCGCTGTCTTTGTATGCGTATAACAATCCTTCCATCTTCATAGCTACAAGCAAGTTTTTAATAGTGTGATAGTTAGCGTCTACATGTTCAGCTATTGCTTTTATAGTTTTAGGCTCTGTAAGATACTCTAATATTTTATCTTTATTACTCACGATACATCCTTAGTTTTACAATGCCATTTTTTCTTATCGTCCTGGTGCCAACCATGCACATGAATAGCCCAACCTGCCTTACGAACTACACCTACATTTTCATGGTCTGCTATCTTCTTTACTCTTGCCGACATATTACTTGCTGTGGTAGTTTGGACTGCTAATACTTCTTTATCTTTTAAGGCTAATAGGTCTATAAATCCAAACAAGTCTTGTCTTATCCTTGCAAATGCGTTCCAATGCTCTACAACTGCTACAGTATATCCCTCGTCACGTAATTTTTTAAGGCTTAACTGCGTTGGACTATTTGCCATCAAATTGACTTTTGTTAGGTTTAGATATTCCGTCTAAAAATCTCTTCTCTACGTCACCTGTAGCCTTATTAAGTTCATATTCATAAGCGTGTGGTGATACGTCAGGACTGTTATTTTTCTTTTTAAAAATCTTGTCCCAGTTATCTTGTGCTTCTTTTTCAGAAACTAACAACGGTCTTCTGCCAGAACCTTTACCCATTATTTAACTCCTATAATTTCATTTTCAAAAAGATATTGCATAGTTTTTATATATGCTCTATTCCACATATCTCTACGTTCTTCTTTTGTTAATTCTTTTCCATTATCAAGTTTAACATGGCACTCTATACATAATGCTGCAACTAAAGCGTCTGACACTTTAATGCCCATACCTTTGCCTTCATTTCTATGAGCAGCACAAACTGTTTCAGACATTATACCACAATGCTGACAAGGCAACTCTCTTAAAATTTTAATTAGTTTTGGGTTGCGATACATCATATCTTTTAAATTTCTCAGAAATAATTTTAGGAACAGTTGCATCCCAATTAATACTATGATGCAATCTTTTTTTGTTTTGACCCATTTGCCTTACTTTTACACTAGAAGGATTATACAAAACAGAATAAAAACTTTTAACATAAGTGCCTGAGCTTAAATAAATATCAGTTAAACCACCAGCATTACTTTGAGTTTGTTTTTGCTCAAGTCTTAACTGTGCAATTGTCATAAATAAATAACCCTTATAACCGAAATAACAATAAGCATTTACGTCTTCATTAATTCTACCAACAAATTGAAATGGTCTATTAACTGAACATAAAAAACTGTTCATAATTTTTCTTGATATTTGACCATCTAAAAATGTTTTACTTAAACCACTATTTTCACCACCTATAAAATCACCACCTTGAGCCATGCAAATTGATGTAAAAGATGTCTTCTTATAGAAATCTAACATAATTTTAAATATTTTATCTAAGTCTTGAATGTATTTATTAGTTACATATTTTTTATTATCATCAAATGACCATCTAAAGTCTGTATAATCATCATCAAGTTGCATAAAATATGTATAACCTAATTTTTTTGCTATGTCAAAGCAGGCATTTCTTGCAAACACAACTGCTCTTTTATCATCAAAACTATCGCCTATGTCAAATGTTTTTGCAACTTCATCTTTAGAAAAAGTTATTACTTGACTGCCATATGTTTCAATATATTTATTATGAGACTTATCTTCATCATCAATGATAATAAAAATCTTACCTGTATAATTTTTTTCTCTCAAAGTATTGTAAGTATAAACTCTGTCATGCCTATTGTTACTCAATATAAATACACAAAAATTATCTATCACTTTGTTCTTCCAAATATTGATTAGATAACTGATTATTTAAAGCAACAAAACCATATTCAATAGCTTTATCAAAATCAACAATTACTAAAGCTGATTGCTCCATTAATTCTTGCATTTCAGCACTTGAGTGTGCGTAATAATCTGCAATTTTTGCAAAACTAAATATAATATGTCTATATGCTGCCAAAGTTAAAAACTTTTTCTCATCTTCAGAAACATTTGAATTGTTAATCTTTTGTATTAACTTAATTGCTTTTAAATTATCGTACAACTCATAAATATTTGGTTTTTCATACTTAGGTACATATAATGGCACATCAACTTTTTTTGTATATGTTGTATCAATAAGATGCTGCTCATCATTATCAAACATTTCTAATTTTTGTTGTATTGTCATAGTTAATAATCCCAACCCCAACCAACAGTTTGACCCCATACCTCTACCTGTTGTTGGTATTCAGTCATTTCTGAAGTTGTAAGTTTTGTGGTTGATTTTATAAGTTCTACAGGAAATCCAGCTATAACTGTTTGATAACGCAACAGACGGTATGACATAAGCTCATGGACTTGTTGTTTATCCAATCCCAAATGATTTCCTAAACTTGTATACAATTCCCATAGTCTTTCGTTTTGCTCTAAACTACGGTTAAGTTTAGCATCTGTAACTGTTACTCTCCATCTATGAGTAAAGTCAAGTGCTTTTAACTTCTCCACTAGCATTGGAAGGTTTTCTTTTGTTAGCGACCACTTTATCATCTCTCCACCCCTTTGTTTTAAATACTTGCCCGTCTTTAGAAGTTGCTTTGTATTCTATGTCTGAACCAAATAGCTTTTTGCATTGCTTAATAAATTCATTTATAGTCATTACCAAGTAGCCCTTCTACCTTCAATCTTATATATATCCATAGCTCTGTTAAGAACTGCTGCATCATGGTGATATCTTTTTATAGACTGGTCGTTATCCTTACAGCGTTTAGCATGAAGTTTAACTCTCCATTGTTTGCGTATCTGATACATTAATCTTAACATAAACCATTTTTTATCAACAATCATTACGGACTCTCCCTATAACATAAAGTTTTTTGACTAAACCAAAAATTAAAAGAACCTTCCCATTGACCATTACGCTGTTTCTGAATAAAAACTTTAGCATCAGGAATAATCTTTAACTCGTCAGAAGAAGTTTTACCTTCTTCTATTAGCTTTTCCTTATAACGGTTACGCCATACACAAATAATATTGTCACACAGGTTTCTTATGTGTGAACTGCCCATAATGTTTGTAGCGTCAGGTATTTCGTTTTCATCTTTAAGTTTTCTTGTATGTGCAACCAAAAAAATAGAAATATTCAAATCACGTGCCGAAACTGCCAATCTATCAGTAAACAATTTTTGTGCCTCTAATGACTCTTCACTAATATTACTTATTTTCATTAAACTGTCAATGATAAATATATCAACACCTAGGATATGCTTGGCATAATATAATGTTGCTATCATATCGTCAGACGTTGTAGTTCCTAACTGGTCGTAAATGTATAGCTTTTCTTTTGCCCTGTCACAAAATTTTCTAATGTAATCCTCTGTTGGCTCTGGTGAACCTAATGCTTGAGTAATCATTCTAGCTAATGTTAATACAGGGCGCATTTCCAAAGATGCTATTAGGCATTTAGTGTTCTGTTTCATCATAGCTAATACAACTTGCGATAACCACATAGATTTACCATGCCCAGATACCCCTGTTAAAATTGTTAATTCCGAAGCCCTAACCCTAAACTTATCTTCCGTCTTAACCCAGCCAAGTGATTTACCACTATGAACTTCCTCACTAAAATACTGCACCACGTGGTCACTAAAAATATCCGCAGCTTTAATTTTAAACTCTGCATGAGCATATTCCTTATTGTAATATTCAGTTATAACTGATTGATTAACAGTTAGCTTATCTAATGCTTCACCTATATTCACTAAATGCCACCTTCCCAAACTTTACGTTCTTGTGGCGCTTCACCATCATTCCATCTTTCCTGGTTTAACAAAGTAAGTGGAGCTGGTGAGAAGCCATCTTTCCATGATTGAGTATCTTTCATACGTTTTACATACCCTATCACTTCATCTGCTATAGCGTCAATGTTTTTATTAGCCCATCTTTCCATACATGTTTTCTTATTTACTTTACGAACACTAGGATAATTTTGCCAAAATTCTTCAAACCTGTTAGTCGTTTTAACGACATATATATCTTCTCTTTTTTTATCTTCTCTCCTCTTCTCTATGTTAGCAGGCTGCGAATAATTTTCTAGCCAACCTCTAGTAAATAGTTCTTTTACTATTTTCTCAACAAAATCAATAGGATAATGAAGTCTAAAAGCTATTTCATAGTGCTGAGGTAATATTCCGTCACTTTCAGAACCAAGACACCATAACTCTACTAAAACAGCTTTTTGCTCAAAAGATAGTTTATGAATCTCAATATCATTAATGTAATCCGTACCATAAAATTTAAACCATGTCATCTTTTTTTGGTATCTTGGGTTCTTTGGATTATAGAGATTAAACTTCTCCCAGTTCTTAATCTTGTACATACACTCTCCTGTTGGTTAATAATGCTAAAAAAGATTAACATAACTAATTCTAGTTGTAAACTAATTATTTACTAGAAAATACTTGACATGTGTTTTTTTCTCATTAAGATAAGCATTGTAGTATTTATTTTTAGGAGAGAGAAATGAGAATTACAGGCGCTTATTCAGTAATTGAAACACTTGCACAGCATAAAAACTTGACTTTTAAGGAAGCATTTATGTATATTCACAACAACCTTAAATCATGTGACAAATATCAAAAAATTGCATATCAAGTCATTAGTAATGATTCTGGTCTTTTTGAAGAACTTTCTAAGGAGCAATCAGTATGAAGAAAGATTTAATTCTAGGTAGTATATTTGCAATATTTTTTTGGTGTTATGTGGCTTTATGTTTTTGGATTATGGGTAAATTGGCAGGTGCAATATGATTAAAGATAATAAAGAGGCATTGACATTAGCTTTAGCATTAGCTATTACTGCACCAAACGATAAAAAAGCAGAAAAATGTGTTAAAATAGCCGACTCACTTGCAAAGAGTATGAAAAGAGAAGACGTAGAGTTAGCTATGAAAGATGTTTTAGATAAAATAGTTGATTCTTTGAAAGGCAAAAAAAATGAATAAATGGTTATGGTTGTTTCTTTTTGTATTTTGGGGGTATATAATATGCAGAATGGTTTAGAACAGATAGCAGATATTCTTAAAAGATTGAATGACGAACTTAAATTAGATAACGATAAATGGGAGAGAGCAAATGTCACAACAACAACATTACGACCAGCTGATGATGCAACAGCACCAGCAGGATGTATTACACACACTCAATCACGTAACAGGAGAGAAAAAGATGAACTATAACGAACTACGCAAAATTAATGTATCAGACCACATTGAGAAAAAGAATGGTCTATCTTATCTATCATGGGCTTGGGCTGTAGACACGCTTCTACAGCAAGACCCAAGTGCTACATGGACTTATGGTGAACCTAAACAGTTTGGTGAAACACTTATGGTATTCTGCACAGTCCATGCTTTTAATAAGTCTATGACTTCACAATTACCTGTGCTTAACTTTAGAAATCAAGCTATTCCTAGCCCTGATGCTATGGCAGTTAATACAGCTATGCAGCGTTGTTTGGCTAAAGCTATTGCATTGCATGGTATTGGCTTATATATTTATAGTGGTGAAGATATTCCAGAGTCAGAACAACCAGCTTTAAAAGCTGTATCTAACAAGGACTTTCTATGATAAACCAAGGTACCGAAGAGTGGTTTCAGCAAAGGCTAGGTAAGGTTACCGCTAGTCGCATTAGTGACGTTATAGCTAAGACTAAAACAGGTGTATCTACATCTCGTCAAAATTATCTTATTCAACTTGTATCAGAACGTCTTACAGGTAAAAAAACAGATTCATTTACAAATAAAGCTATGGAAGATGGTGTTGAACGTGAACCTATAG